AAAGCCAGTTTACCTCTGAAAGACAGTCCACCAAACCTTCTGCACTATCGTGTAGGTAGGGTAGAAAACATGAAATAGGCAAGCCACGACGAGAACGCCCAAAAGACAAAATGGGAGTAGAATAACTGAGCCAATGCTGACTGCTGTACTCATATAGCCTTTGAGCGTGTTCCGGCGAGGAAGAGAAAGCTTTTGAGACATAAGCAAACCTATGTTGTGGTGTTGTTTCGTTTTCCATCATATAGGATTCTTGCAATCTTTTTATTCCAAGAATGTCAAATAAATTATCTCTACTTAAATCTATATCAATATCCAAATACTGCATGTTTTTTCCTTATACAAACAATTCTAGTTGTGGAGGCTTCCACCCTTCTGGTTTTAAAACTTTACCATCATCACGCTTTTTAACTTTGCCTGTCACAGGATCTATTTTAGACAAATTTGAGTTTGCAACTTCCTTCCAAGCACCTTCTACATTATAACCTTTCATATAACAATAACCCAGAATAACCCAAATCATATCCATACATGCGTCAAGTTGTTCAATATCATCTTGTTTTTTTAAGCCATCTTGAAATTCCCAAAACTCTTCTTTAATAAGATTTCGATACAGACTAATATTTTCAATACAACGTTCTTGTTCACACGCTTCGATAAATTTAACCACATCATTATACATTAACAAACTCCTTAATCATTGGGAAAATAGCTTCAAGTGCGTCTGCACAAGCAAGAGCTATTTCACGATGTTCTTTTTGTGTCCCGTTTGCGGAGCGGAGTTGTATGTAGTGAACCCAGGACCTAATGGTTCCCGCCATGTAAATTCTCGACAATGTTATTTCAGGTAAAACTCCTCTTGCTTGCTCTTTTGCAATACCTTTATCGATTGCCCATTCATAAGCATTTTTTGCTTCAATTATAACTCTTTGTTGCATCATCTCCCATTGATAAGCAATCTGCCTTTCCTTGTCGTTATTCGCATCAATTTCTACAGAGTTTTGCCTATTTTTTGTATCTTGCAATCTTGCTTCTTTTAGTTTAAATCCCATATCAGCTACGGCATAACGTTGACTAAATTCCTGAAAAGAGAAAGAACGGTGCCTAATAATTTGCCTCGCAATATCTCTTGTTGTGTTAATTTCAATACATGCAGAAACCATTTCAAGAGGAGACCAGTGATTATTTTTAATCAGATAGCGAACTAGTTTTTCTGCTGTAGCATCATTGTTCTGATTAGATGGATTAGAAACTCTTGCAACAAAAGCAATTTGTTCCAATAAGTTTTTACCATCTTCACCTCTTGAATAACTAACTAACTTTACTAAATTTTTTTCCATTGTATATACTCCATTTTCGCCCTTAAATTCACAAAGGTATTTTTGTCAATTATATCAATTAATTCTTCTTGTGTAAATCCACTTAAAATCATTTCATTTATATCTTTTTCTTCAATCATCTCTGGCCAAATACATATGGAAAAATGATTTTCAATTGCTTTATCCATCATTTTACAAATATCTTTATTTCTTGGTTCATTATCAAAAATTAATACTATGTTTTCTTTAGGAATATACTTCGATGAATTTGTTAAATTTGCATCAGCAGTTGCTACCGCGTTCGGTAAAAATAATGAGTCAATAGGACCTTCAGTAACATAGACCTTTTCGTTTTTGTTTACTTTGTTTAAGCCAAATACTTTTATAGAATCTTCATTAAATTTAATCGTAATGTATCTGATTTTTGAATCGCGTAATGCTCTACCTTGAACCGCTAAAAGTGTACCATCTTCATCATAAAAAGGTATCACAAGTCTTGGATCATCGTCTTTTAAATCCTTTTCATTATCAGGAAAGATTTCGTTTACGAAAGATTTAAAATCTTCAGCATAGTATAGATTATCATATGTATCCTGTGGAATTTTTCTTCCTATGCAATATTGTCTTGCAAAATGCTCTTCCGACAAATTTTTGATGTTAGGAAGATTAATTACCATTTTCTTTTTGGTAAATACTGGCGCTTCAAATTTTATTTCTGGTTTTTCTGGTTTGGGATAATTATGATTTTTTGTCTCGCCATTTGTAAACCTTTCCAATGCATAATCTTTTGCAAGATTGCCATCTAATAAATTGATAAGATTATACATTGTATGCCCAACACCACAGTTCTGGCATTTAAAGTAATAATCATTTTTCTTTCTGTAAACATACCCTCTTGCTTTGAGTTGATTCTTTTTGGAATCACCGCAAAAGGGGCACCTAAAATTATATAAGTCCTCTTTTTTCTCAGAGAACCTACTTAATTTTGGGGAAAGAAGTTTTAAGAATTTTCGATCAATGTATACTGACATAACAAAGTTGTAAGAGTTTTATTTGAACATTCTGCTAATCATATCAAGATTTACATTAGAAATCAACCATGCCAAGGCAACAATACCTCCTGCTGCCATCCATTTCCATTGTAATATTTTTTTAATTTCAATATCTTCTTTTTTATTGTGTTGCTCTATATGATCACGAAGTGATTTGATTTCTTCCATAATTCTTCGTTCAGTCAACTCTATTTTATCAGATAGGTTTCTATCAACTGTTGTTATTCTGGAATGCAATTCTTTTATATCCATAATCGTATCATTTTTTCTTTTATCCATATCTGAGTATATTTGATTTACTATTTTGTCCTGATTGTCCATAAGTTTTTCTATCACTTTATCCATTTTATCACAAAGTTGAGTCAGCGAGGTGACTTGTGTTTTAAGTACACCTACATCCACTTTCATTTGTACTGACTCTTTTTCATCCATTATTTTTTCTCTGGAACTTTTGTGCCTTCTAATTTTTGGTGCACTTTAATTTCTTTACATTCTTGAACAGGCTTACCGTCTTTATCTAAAACTTTTTTGCCATCATTTGTTACTTTATCGACGCATACTTTTTTCACTTCTGCTGCAAAAGAGATATTATGGTAACTTAGTAAAGGAATTAAAGCTATGATTGCTGCTGTTATGATTAGTTTCATATTTAGCCCTTTATTTGAGTAGAGGTTGTGGTGGTGCCGGTGGTTTTGGTGCAAATCTTTCTGCTACTGTTACACCTAATCCTGCGATTGCGATATACATCATGCCGTCAAAAAGATGAGTGTCTATTTTGAAACCAAAAAATAGATTCGCTAAAAAGGCGACACTGCAAAGTATAAATGCAAGAAATGTAACTATTCTTTTACTACTCAACCCATCATCGTTTATGCTTGATTGAAAAATACTTACAAGTGATGGCATTTAAATCTCCGGTTGTGGTGCAGGAGGTGGTGCAAGTTTACCTCCGAAACCTGGTGCAGGTTGTTGTGCAGCAGATTGTAAACCTAATGTTGGTTCTTTCTTTTCAGGTCTGGGTTCTGGTGCTTGTTTCCTTGTTTCTTCCATTGTAGTTTTGAAAGATTCAGTAGCCTGTTTCTGTGCAGCAAGCATAGCTTCCTGTTCTTCTTTTGGTCTGCCTGCTAACATGATACCAGACAAAGTACCAGTTAAGAATGTAGCAATCGGTACAATCAACTCGAAAAATTTCTGGTCGATGGGTGACATTGCATTCAATGGTTGTGTTACAAAGATAATTGAATACAATACAACGAATACAATACCTGTCAATGTTAATGCAAGACAAACCCCAATAAAGAATTTCAATCTCGCCATCAACTGATCTTCAGTATATACGAATGGTGTATTATTTTGCATTATTCACTCCTTGCGGTGGGCAAGCTTGGCATGTTTGCCCAGGTTGTGACATTGGTTGATTTCTTGTTTCCGGTGGCCCAAGTCTAGGATCTCGTTGACCTTTGAATATATGTTCGGGGCATGTTCTTGTCACATCACAATGTGGCATCTTACATATTTCTTTATCCCAATTTTTAGGGTCTTGGCAAGGATATCTAAAACGATCTCCACCAAATATTGCAAGTGTAAGCGGAAGTAATAATAAAATAAGAAGCCCAAGAAAGAGTTTTCTATCGCTCACCATTTATACCCCCAGAACGTGTAAAGCATGCTCGTAATGTTTAATACGATCATCTAAACCTATCGTCCCACCATTGATTCTTTTTGTTAATGTAAGAATATCGCCTTTATCAGCCCATTGATTTAGTTTATTGCTTTCCCAAAACCAACAAGCAGATTGTGCGGCACCTTCAAATGTTGTTAGATACTCTGATGCTTCTTCAGGAGTTATCTCAAGTGAAGCAGCAAACCATGTATAGTTACTTCTACCTGTAAGTTGAATTAATCCACGCCCGCGATAGCGATATCCATCACCTGATGCTTCATCTCCGTTGCCCATACGACTTGCATAGATTCTATTCGCTATCGCCTCTTGTTTGTTTGGGCGTGAAGCATAATCTTGTGCGATTGCATCATCTGGAAAATACTTGGGAAATACTTTTCTTAGTGACTGCCAGCGATAATTTAAATTTTCAACCAATGCAGTAAATCCAGCAGATTCATGGGCACATTGTGCTATGAATGCAGCCATTCTTTGTGGCGTATTAATTTCATAATCTGGAAATAACTGCTCAAGTGCTTTATGCCAATGTGATACATAAGGATTCTTTGGCAATAATTGTTTTAATTGTTCTTGTGTTATCATTTTGCATCCTCAAAAATTTTTTTCTGTACTTTATACCATTCAGCCCACGCACGACTTTTCAGAGAGCAATCATGATAAAATGCATAATTTTCGGATACTGTTTTAGCCACATCACTTAACTTTGCATCATTTTCTAATCTTTTTAATTCAAGGCAAGGTTCCATTAGCATTGCTGGTGCTTCTGGAAATTTAGGTTTAATTGGAACAGGTGTTGAACAACCTGCAACAAATACTAACAGAATAAGTACAACATATTTCATTGTATTTTTTCTGCCGCTTTATTATGCGCTTCTACAAAAGGTGGAGGTATCTCACATTTATTATCGTATTTAACAACTTCTCTATCGACATACTTAACTATGTCTTGACCTCTCTCTTTTATAACTTGTTTCTGCACTACAACTTTTTCAACAATTTTAACAGTTTCTTGCGCACCTTTTGCTTCTGCTTCAGCCAATTTGGCTTCAACTTCTTTCACTTTTGCTAACCATGATTCATTGTTTGCTATTGAACCGGCCATATAAACACCAAACACAATCATTATCACCGAAACAATTTGTATGGGTGTTCTGTAAATGTATAATGCAGGAATTGGAATAAATTTAAGAAGATAGGTTACTAAAAACGCTATCAAACCTAAAAGAAGTATCACATAAAATAACCAATTTGGTAACCATTGCAGTATCCACATTTTATGTAATTTTTGGTGGCTTTCTCTTAGCCATTGGTTGAATTATGACTGCTCTTTTTCTTTTTAAATTCACACCAGGTTCACCACCTTTTTCACCAGAACCGGCTATAGCACCCGTAGATACTACGTTTGTAGGTCCTGCTGATGCCATTGCATCTTCATTGAATTGTTTGAATGTTTTCATATTTTCCTCAAAACTTCTGCAACATTCATGTCAATTAATATATCAGAAGAGTGAATGTCTTTTCCTTTTATACCTTTAACTTTTTCAGGCATGTAATTCAAATATATTAAAAAGGTTTTTAATATGTCATAGTCAATTTCATCTACTCTGAAAAATAAAATTCTTGTTGCTGCTTCGACACCAAAAACATTGTAAAGTAATATTAAATGGTTCAGTATTAATCTTTCCTTTAATACTTTTGTAATCTTATATCTTCTAAAGAGCCTTTTTAGATACTTGGTCCTTTTTAAATCTCCTTCAAATTCACTCATGATACAGTGGGGTGAGTTGTATGCTTTCATCGCATACATTAGAAAGTTGTCATCATTTAAGTCATCAAACATAATAATAGGGCAGCGTTTGCTGCCCATTAATTAAATAATTACAGCACCGTTTCCGGTAATACTCCCGGATGCAACAATTGTTTCATATTGAGTTCTGTTTGCTCTTCCACCCATTGTTAAAGTAATTGCAACATTACTATTTGTAACAGTTGTGGATGGTGTTGTCAGATATAAACCCCCACTATTCAATGTTATTGAGGTAATAAGTTTCGAACCATTCGTTACAATACTTGCATTAGCAGGAGTGCTTCCCGTTCCACCACCGGAAAAAGTGACATAGATATTTCCATCTGGGCTATAAGAATTACTATTTGCAGAAATGGTTAAAATGGCTCCCATGCCTGCTTTTCTTTCAACCCAACCCGCATGTGCCATTTTTGTGGCGGCAGGCGTAACTTGGGTGTTAGTAGCTTCTTGTGTATCTACACCGTAAACGCCAACAGCCATACTGAATGCTTGTGCTGTATTTGAATTTGCAAAAATTACATTAGCGTTTGCTCTTGTTGGTGCAAGTTTTAAATCTGCTGCGGTGAAAATAGGAACGCCAGTGTTTGCATCTGTCATAGTCCAAAAAGCTGATGACATTTTTTACTCCTTAAAAGAATGTATTTACTATTTATTATAAATTGGGTCTACCATTCGGGCTGTTCAATTTGGTCTTGAGTACAGGGTCGATTTCAACCGTATCTCTTTCTTGACCAGTCATAGTCTTACCACCTTTAATGATAATCTTTGCATCCGCCTCTTTTGAACCACCTTTTTCTGATTTTTCCCAATCGTACAGTGTTTCTTTGATGCCTTTTTTCTTGTAAATAGCTTTTATAATTCTGGCCGATTTAGATTTCTCTTTAGCCATTCTAGATTCCATAGCTTTTACAGAATTTGTTGCGGACATTGGTGAATCTTCTATACCATAAATGCCCTCATTTATTTTCTTTTTTAATTTATCACCATGCTTTTGCATTAATCTTCTTTTGAGTTTATCAAGATTTGAAACCCTCTTAAATGATCCGTCTGGCTGCTTTTCGAAAGTACCTGATTTACGTGGATCATTTGATGTTCTTTGTTCTTCAATCTCAACTTCTTCTTTTGTTGCTTTCCAACCGCCACCCTTTGATTTATACCACTTGGATGCCCAGCCGTTTGCATAAGCCGATGGATAAACATCGAACTTTGAACGTGCTAGTGATTTTGCTCTAGCCCAAAGTTTTGGATTTGTTGGTGAATTCTTTTCATCAATCATTTCAACTTCTTCATTTTTTGGTACACAATTTGGTACCATTTTATCACCCTTTTTCTTCATGCCGACTTGTTTGTGTGTATCCCAACAGGCTTCATTTGTTTCCTCTTCCGATATTTTACCTTTGCCGAAGTTTGAAACATTGACAGGCTTTCCACCTTTGCTTGGTCGATCAGCAACAGGATCATGTTCACGTTTTGCTGCTACTGCCGCCGCTCTTTCTTTTTTCGTTAGCTTTGCTCTTTTTTCATTAGACATGCATTTAGGCTTAGGCTCACCAGGCTCACGCGCACATGGACCGATGGCTTCACCTTTACTATTGATTCTCTTCCAACCACCTTCTGGATGTTTTGGATCGAACCACTTTCTTAAATCTTCTTTCGTAATATGTGAATCTAAATCCTGTGTATCAGATTGTTTTTTGAGTTCAGTGATGTGTTCCGTTTCTTCACTATAGCTTCTTCCGGATCTTTCATCTCTGCCACCCAAAGGATATTTTTCTTTATAAGGTTGAGGTGGTTTCGGAGGATTTTCGCGTTTAGATTTTTCAGCTCTAGCTTTTAGAAATGCATCTGAATCTGCTTTAGACATAGGTTTTTTAGCAGGTAAACCTTTACTTCTTAAATGTGCGATCATGTCATCTGCAAGAGATTCATTTGTAACTTCTTTAAATTGACCAGGTTTAAGTGTATAGTTTCGGACTTGATGTTTTTTAGGTCCCATTTCAAATTGAGCATTTACACGACCATCTTCATGGCGGTCAAACACTCTACCAATTTTACCGTGCATTTCGTGCCCAGGAGAATGAATACGAACTTTCGATCCATCAAACGCTTCTTCAATTTGAACTTCTTCTTTGATACTGACTATTGAATCATAGTCATTCATTGTTAAAGTATCTTTTCTCATGTTGATAAGATTCTCTACAACTTTGTGTAGATCCATATCCGTCTTTGCATCTTCACGCGCATATTCAAGAACACGAATCAACAGTGGAATATCCATTGTCACTGTATCTTTTGCATCCACTGCTTCTTTCACAGGTTTCTTTTCTTCATTCCAATCCTCGCCTCGTTCACCCATTCCAGAAGCTTCTACTCTTTTGTTTTTGAAAACTTTATATTCACTTGATTTTGAATATTTGTTTTTCTGATTTCCGTCCATCGATCTAGGATCTAATCCTTTTGCTTTGATGAATGACATAAGTAAACCTGTACCGGCTTCATCAATTTGTTCGACACTTTCACCTAAATCTGTAAATTTAGCATGATCTCTTGAAAACTTTTTAAATTTATCTGTTCTTGCAAGATTGAGTCTATCAGCTAATGGTATAGTTCTCGGATCACGACCCATAGCTTTGATGTATTTCCAAAGAACTTGAGTGTTGACTTCATCCAAAGGAGCATGTTTCTTTGACCAAGGCTCCATTGGATCGGTGTCACCATTTGCTAACTTACCCATAACAGATTCTTTTTTGGCTTTTTTAATTGCTTCCAAAAATATCTGTTTTTTGCGTTCACTCATGGTTTAATCCTTATTTCTTTTCTTTTGCTCTTGCTGTAGCAGTTGCATACATTACGCTTTTTGCTTTTTCACCATAACGAGATTTGAAACCAGCGAGACTCTTTTTCATACCTTTGACGATACGTTCTTTTTCTGCGGTTTCTGGTGCTGACATTGTACGTTCATCGACTTGCTCTGCTTTTTTTATCGCAAGTTTTTTATTTATTTTATCGTGAGCTGTCATATATCCTTTAAGTCGTTTCATAAATTTGTTTGGATCTTTTTTATAATCGACACCTCCATAAGCAACAGATTTTGAAGCAGCTTTCTGATATTTTGAAAGGGTATCATGTTTGAGTTCATCAATTTGTTCAACTTCTTCTTTAATTTTGTTTGCCCTTTGTTTTAGTATTTTGTATTGAGCAGTTTTAATACCTTTGATTCTTTTATCTTCCTTACTTCTATCTCCACCTATCAGAGCTTGATTGGCTTTAGTTGCATAACGTGCCAATGTACTTATTTTTAGTTCATCAATTTGTTTTACTTCTTCTTTGACATTATCAGGAACATCCATCGTAACTTTCTTTGAAAGAAAAGTATTAGAAGAAGTTTTTTCTCTACCCTTCAATGTATCTGTGGTAGTTTTATTTGGGTCTATTTCTTCTTTTTTCATTCCAGGTTCTTTTTGTGGTGCGCTTTGTGCTTTACCTTTGACTAATCTTCCTTTGGCTTGAACAGCCATTAATCTTGCTGCTTTTTCACTGTGACCAGGCATCAAACTCGTCATTGGAACTTTACCTTCGGGAGCTTTTCGCTCATTCTCTGGTTTATCGTAGCCATGCCCCTTGACTCTTGCTTCATCAACCTGTTCGGCTTCTTCTTTCTTTAGAGCACCGCGTGCTTCAGCAGATTTAAGCATTGCGATCCGATCAGCATATCCAGCGGTCCCCGACTTCATGTGCTTAGAAGCTTCTATCTCACCTTGAGTAGGATTTTTGATGTGCTTCATAGTAGTTTTAGCTTGATGACTTTGTGCTTCATCAACTTGTTCTGCTTCTTCTTTGACTTTTTGGTATTTTTTGTTTAATGATGTTTTTAATGCTCCATACGCATCTTTTTTAGCTTTATCATATGAGATTGGTTTCGCTACTTTTCCTACTGGATGACCTTCTGCACCACGGCTTGAAGATGGTTGAGATTTATCCATTTCATCAACTTGTTCCGCTTCCTCTTTCATACCTTTTTTCTGCCCACGGAGAATTGCAAAATCATGTGCATCGATTTTGTTGTTCTTATTCTTATCGATCTTATGCTGATTACCTTTTAATTCTTCCATTTTAGCCTTTGTGTCGGCTTCAAGAATATTTTTAACCAGGTTCGCAATAGAATCCATTTTGGCAAATTTATTATTTGTGAACATCTTTTTCTCCGTTTAGCAGTTCCACTTTCTAAGTGATTTATTAATTCTTGAATTAGGATCTCTTGCCGTTTTAGCAGAAGTCAATCTTTTCTTCATTCCCGTCATTCTAGAACAAAATGATTTACGTCTGTTCCATGCTTTAGAACCTTTTTTAAGCTTTGATGGTTTAGTTGTAACTGCCATCGAAAGCTTTGAACCTGGGTTTTCTCTTCGATAAGAAGCAATACCTTTTTTGTTCAACCCACCAGATTGTGACTTACCTTCTTTTCTTTGCCAAGCAGGTGTGGCTTCATTTATTACTTCTTCGCTGATAAACTGTTTGAAACTTTTCATTTTTTCTTCTTTTTTATAGTAGGATTTGTTTCAATCTTATTTAAAGTTTCTAAAGGTTCTTTATTAGTTGGCCCATGTGCTGTACCAGTGACACCCATATCAATGCCAGGTGAATCAATTGCTTCTTTTCTAAATTTATTAAAAGATTTTTGCTTTACCTCTGCGGCACTGGTATATTTATTCTCCTTTTGTTCTCTATATGTTACCATTCCCAGACCCGACATTGGATATACGGTACCCGAACCTCGTGTATCATATTCGGGTGATATACCCGAAACTTTCATTACTTTCCCTGCTTCTGAGTTGTTTGTCTTTTGTTTTTTGGCTTTGATTTTGTCTGCGTCTTGTTGGAACTTTGTTTCTTTGGCTTCTGGGGCTCTTGTAACTGTAGGAGAGGTTGGCTGACTTCCTTCGTGATAGGTTCTGAAGGTGTACTTGGTGTTTGACGCGATATCTCCGTCACGGACATCATCGATTCTTCCTGCTTTGGCTGTGAGTTGGCAAGAGGGACAGATGTTGTCAAGAATGCGTTGACCTTTCTTTCTTGGGAATCCACTAAAGAGTCTAGAGGATGCCTTTGAGGTTCCACAGGTGCAGCTTTCTGTTTTGGCATCAAAAGACTTGCTATTTGTTTTATTTTTTGAAACATAATTTTCTCCCATATTATTTTTTAAGAAAGCTTGTTCGAATAAACTGTTCATGTTGATTTTTTTATTTTTTATCAACCATTTATTCGAAATATCATTTTCGACTGGAATATCAAAAAACCAATTTGTCAGTTCGTTTACTAGAGTAATATCCTCTTCTTTTTTAACCAATTCAATTTCAGTGCATTCTTTTAAATCAATTGAATTGTCAAATTCGATGAATTTTGTAAAAATATTTTTGAATTTTTCGGCAATAATCTGAGTCATTTCCCAACGCTCTTGACGAACCGACTCTAGCATCATTCTGGTCAAACCTAGGTTTCTTTTTTTCGAAGATTCATTTGTGGTATTAACAAACACCATCATTGTTTCGTAACCCAATTCTTCCAATTCGTTTTTTATCTCTACAATCTTAAATTCTTCGTTTGTTGTGCCATTTATGATTAGTGGTCTGCGTTTACGTATTGCTTCCCTACGAATATCACTGGATTGTTCGTATAATTTGTGTTTATCGTTCAATATTGAGATAGCAAGAGTAGCGTTTAATTCGACTGAGTTTTGCTGCGATATACATTCTCTAATGATAATATCTTTACCTGAACCTGGACCACCAGTCACAAAAATGGCTTTAAACAATCCATGATTCACATCTTCATGTATGCCCATTCCACCTCTAACATCTTTAAAAAGTTCTCTTGCATGTTTTTCTGGTAAATGAGCGGGTACGCCTTGCTTAAAAGATGTGAAGTCATTGTTTTTAGCATGCTCTCTCATTTTAGAGGCAGACATGCCTTCAATACCTTCTGCATCTGGATCTCTATCACCGGCAGATTTAACTTCTATTTTCTTGAAATTGTAAAGTTTACCATTATATTGATGAAGTTTTTCATGATATTCATCAACACGATCAGAACCACCTACCATAATCAAATGGTCATGCCCCATTTGATTTAGTCTAGCAGCATGTTGTAAAAAAGTTGGAAATTCTTTACTTGAAGATGATATGTTTGCTCCAGGGAAAAATCTTCTTGCATGTACCAGTTTTCTATTGACAGGTATTGGATTCTTCTTTGAGTCTGTTGAATGTGATAAGATTATGTGATGTGGTGCATTGTAATCCCGAGCAATATCTTGCACTCTATTTACTAATTTTTCATGCCCGATTGTTGGTGGATTCATGCGCCCGAAAGCCATTACAACCGGCTTCTCAGTTCTGTTATCGTCTTCTACTTTTTCTAGGAAAGTTTTCATATGTTGCGTATTCCCTCAAAATTCCTTTTGGAGAATTCTTGTCTGTTTACTAATTTATCGGTGTCGTTTTTATGGTGAAACACATACCCTTCAGGATTAGCGTTTTCTCCGGCATGTTGGTGTTGGAATTGCTGATGTTGATTTAAAACATTAATTAAAACATTTTTTGCATTCTGTAAGTGCCCATGCATTTTAAACAAATTGTTGTAATGTTTTTTGTTTGCTTCAATTTTTGTTAGTTCTTTTCCAAGCTCGTCAGCTTTTGTTTTTTTATTTTTTTCGACTTTTAGCTTATCAATTTCTTTATTTTTCTTTGTTTCTAGCCAATTTTTGAAGTTCTGATGATTCGGTTTTTCACCACTTCTTACAGTATGATTTATGTACGACTCAAGATGCCCACCTATACCATGGTGTGTGCTGGTTCCAGCATACATATCATCACCATGCGTGTTATGCACAGATTCAGCAGCGGCGACATGTTTATTAAACTCGGCCCTCTCTTTTGGTCCAAAATGTACTTTTGAGGTGTCCATTTGCGGATCAACTGTAAAAACATCAGGATGTTGTTTAAAATTTTCATGGTCAACTTCATGTGAGGCATTTAAACTGCCAGAGTCTTTTCCTTCATATTTTAAATGAGTTACGACGCCAATCTTTGCCCTTTTAGCTTTTTTACCTAAATCACCATGTGCAGTGTAAGTCAATCCTGAGGGGTTTGGATTAAAAGACACTCCCCCTGTTTTTGAAGATTTTTTATCTTCAGAAGAAAACATCATATCACCTTGATACACTCCTGTTTCTGGAGTTGTTTTTGGTAAATGTTTCAAAGCGTGTTTTAATTTTTCAACAAGCCCAGGTGCATGCCCATGATTTTTTTCTATGTCTTTTTCGGTATAATTAATTTTAGGTGTTTTATTAAAAGCCGATTTCGATGCAACGAAAAACTTACCACTATCTGGATGATGCCCATAAACGATTGATGGAGAACCATCATATTTTGTTGTCAATTCTGAGCTTTTTTTACCTGAGGCAATATGATCAGCGGCAGACTTTAGAACGGATAGGGAGCGCAAAGCACCTTTCTCCCCTGTTTGGAGTACCCTATCTTCAACATGAGTTAGATGTTTTATTTGGCGGCTTGCACCTTCTTCTGGATCTTGTTGCTCCAGTAAGAATTTTGAAAAAGAAATCATTATACCTCGATTTTAGTACACTGTGACTATTTGGTATTTAGTATCCCCAAATTTTAATATCCACCCATTTATCCATGTCTGACCTAACAAGTGAATGTCTTCCTATATTAAACTTACCGTCTTGAAACGGATGATTGATATCAATTCTTTCCACAGGAATATTAAATAACTTTAATTGTGCTTCCAACATAGAGTGCCCACAAAGTGGAACACCTCTATCATAATGATATCTTAGGAAGAGATATGTGCTAGAGTATATGTTCATTGTATCTGAATCAGCTATCGCAAATTGATCATTAAAAAGTGAAGGACCTTCTTGATCCTTTGAGATATAGACTTTACCTTTTTCCAATTTTGTAAAATCAATAACACTATTTAATGCTAAATCAAACCTACTTCGTATGACGAAATCATATTTTTTACCGAAAGTAGCTTCAGAAACTATTCTGAAGTGATCAGCCTTATGTAATGAATAGAACATCGATGTACAAAAATTTGCTGGATGTGAAGAATTTGGAACATGCATGTCCTCATTTATATCTTCGCTTAAAGGCTTATCAAATAATAAAAGCAATGGTGAATAGATTGCATTTATTTCTTCGTATATTTTTAATTGATTTAGATGATTTGGGCTTTTCCATGAATGAGCAAAAACATCAACATCAAAACAATCTAGAAGATTTTTTTTCAAATATTGATAAGCATCAAAATAACTTCTTGGTTGGCCCGATAGACATAGGGCTAGTTTTGGAAATGAATTTTTCGACATAATCTGTGCAAACTCCAAAAATATTTAAACTTTTTACGTAATGCCAATATTCTTCTGTTATTTCAGGTAATACTGCAATAGATTTTTTTGTCAAATGTTTACCCGGATATGTCCATATATAGTTGCCAGAAGTTAAAGTGAAATCATCATTTTGATGCCAGAAATATTCATAGTGAATAGGTAAAGCGTTTAAAGCATAAAGTGCGTCTAGGTTTTTACAATGTAACCAAAGACCCTGTTTACCTAACAAACTAAGCGG